GGTCAAAACCCTCTTCTCTCTCAATTTCATTTACTGGAATTGGAAAAGCATTGATAATTCCGTGATCTGAGCTTACGTCATTGAAAAGAAAGAAATCGCCATATTTGCATAAATTTCTCGCCCAGGCAGTTAGATTAAATTCTACATTAAGNGTATCATAAAATAATTCATCTAGCAAGCGTCCAATTGTAGGATTTTCAGAAAAAACATGCAAAACGCTTCCAGTCTCATCAGCTGCCACAGTTTCTTCTGAGTAGATATCAAGAGCAGAGCTTATTTCTGGAGTATATTCCATCTCAGAAAAATCGCTATACCTTGCCATTCTATCATATGTGCCATAAGCGCTCATAGCAGTGCTATAAACGTGACTCTGCGATTTTCTAAACATCTCGAAAGCTGAGGTGGTCTTTTGAGACCCCTTGAACTCTCTTACCTTTCTTTTAACAACTGGGCCGCTTCTAAATAGCAGCGTTAATCTTCTAAATAAAGATTGTGAGTCTTGAGTAGCCACTTATAACCTCACTTAATAAGCCAGTCATGATCTGCTGAAATATTAAGCTTATTACCCCAGCCAGTTGGTCTTTTTGCACCCGTTTTACTTGTAGTTTTCGGATTTTCGAGCTTGCTTGAATCGGGTCTTCCAGATANAATNGCCTCAGGAAGATCATCATATGTATTTCTTTCAAACTTCATTCCACGCAACATNGCATCATTAAGGATTTTCGAGTTTCCGCTATANTCCGGGGATGTATCGTAGAGCCAGGTTCCTATTGCTAAGCTCATAATAAGATCATCATTATAACCTTTCATCGCTTGAACTTTNTTTCCCTTCCAGATAAAGGTTTTAAGCTCCTCATAAAATCGAATAGAATAAATCTTAATAAGCTTGTTTCGTAAAACCTCTTCAAGTTTTGTTATTATCTGATTTTTTGATTTTCCACTAGTAGTAAATCCAGCATTATCTGTCTCACGAGCTGGGACATATTTTCCAATATATATCGATTTTCTATTCTTGTAATATAAATTGGGATACTGAAGATCTTTTAATCGCATGATGGTTGCGAAACCGTAGCTATTGTTTTCTGGACACAAGAGAGCGTTATTATATTTTCTACCAAACTCATCCAAAATTTCAGCAAACCTGTCGGGTGGAATTTTTCCCTTATACTCCGCGACACACTCTCCCTCTCCGATATCAATAACATGAAATGTCGAAAAATCCTTTGAATCACCTCTCGCTATGTCTGCTGACATCACATAAGTGTGCTCGCTTAGCGGGTATTTCCAGATCCAGACATTCATATCTGGTCCGGCTCTCTCTTTTGGAGGACGACACATATCTCCTACCCAAGCAATATCCCTATCAGTAAGAAAAGTTTGTCCCGAAGATGCAAAGTCACAAAGGTATTCTTGTGCGATTTGTCTATCGGACATGTTAGCTGTGGTTTTTTCAAACCACAATTTATCTCTTTCAGGGTGAACGTCCCACGGTAACCGAATGGATTTAAATTCATTTAGCTGAGCTTCTGCTTCTGTATAAAGTTTATAATACTGCCCTCCCACTCCATTGGGTGTGGAGAGAATAATCACCCGACCGCCCGTGGAGATCGTAGGGTATAGCCCAGTCCATAGATCATCAAAATTTCTAACAAATGCTGCCTCATCAATAACCAAAAGAGANAACGCTTCAGAGCGACCTGCGTCATCAGANGTAGGAATAGCCTTTATAGATGATCCATGACTAAATTCAATTAACTGTTTATTATTCGTGATCATTTCTGGCAAAATAAGCCACTTTGGAAGACTCCTTATCATCGTCTTAGTCTTAGAGATAAAATTTTGTGCGACGCTAAGCTTAGTTGCAATAACAAGCACATTTTTATCTTTCTGAAACAATGTCATCCAGACTGAATATGCAGCGACTAGAGTAGACATTCCCAGCTGTCTAGATTTTAAAATTATCGAAAATCTATGATCATTAAACACATCTACGCATTCATCCTGAAATGGGTACGTGTCAAAGCCTATGAGACCGCGAACCGGATGTTGAATTTTCAAATATGAATTGAAAAAGTATATCGGGTCCTTGCCGCATTTAACAATTTCGGATACTTGTTTTGATTTGTTAAATTTTGACATTTATTCACAGTGAAAGTTTGTAAATCTTCGATAATATGCAGTTCTTCGCGGTGTGGACCACTGGGCTGTAATTATCTCTACACTATCGTTTGTATTAAGCTCCTTAAGCTTAAGNGCCCTGCCCGTCATCTCTTTGAATTCCTTTTTTAGATTTGACACATAATCTTTTGTCAATTTGAGAGATTCTTCTTCCACCTTGCTTACTTGATCTCTCAAGTTTCTATCTGACGCTAGATATACCACAGTTATAAAATTAACAGAAAGAGTGTCTCCCTGAAGAGATGTCTTAATAGACATCGTTGGTGAGACTGTGGTTGATCCTCTCCCCACTGTAGTGTCANNGATCTGNCCGATCGCGTTAATTTCTTCAGAATTTAGCATGGTGNTCTCCCAACAATAATTAGGTCTATTATTTAAAAGTGAAATGAAGGAGGAATCTTTCTTTTNCTTTTTCTTTCTTTTTCGATCTCACACAGCTCTGGTCTCCACCCATCTAGCCATGATTTTCTCATCGATTGTGCCCATCTAAGCTCACAATCATAACAGCATTGATAGCTANCATAGCTATTACGATCATCCGATGAAATCATTGCAAACTCACACACAGGACAAAAAAGAGGCACAGTTTCCTTTTTATCAGATATGACAACATATCCCTCAGGACGATATTGGTATAATTTTTCAGTCTTCTCACTCATGTTTTACAAACGCATCTTTTCCAATCTTTGAAATCTCTATTGAGTTATCTACAATGTCTTTTATTTCATCTATATGGGAAATTAAAATAATATTCCTAAACCATTTTTTAAGAGACTCTAAAAGTCTACTACACGCTTCAATGTTTGTGCTATCAAGAGCTCCAAATCCTTCATCAATTATTAGCATGTTTGTTTTAGTCAAAGAGGAGACGTTAATCAATGCAGCTCGAATTGCAAGAGAAGACATCATTTTTTCCATACCTGAAGCCAGCTCTATTACTCGTCGACTATCTCCGTAATTGATAAAAATATCCATTGAATTAGATTCAGAATCAGCCTCAAGCTCAACAGTAAATCCTACTACACCNTGTAAGATTTTAGCAATTTCAGAATTAATAAGAGGCAACTGAGACATCATAATCTGAAGAGGTATGCCTTTTTTGGAAACAGCCTGCATGAAAAGATCATACATTCTCAAGTCAGTTTTGATCGTTTTAAACTCAGACCTTTTATTTTTCATATCAGAGATCTTAACCCTGAGTCTGGCGATTTTTTCAATTAGCTTTAATTTTTTCTTATCCTGGCGCTGTATTTCATCCTCTAGGGAGATAATGCTCGACCTTATAACAGATGCTGGATTCTCTTCATCCTTGACAACACGAGTAGACATATCGTCAAGCTTTAATTTTGCACTAGACANGCTAATCAAAACTTGATTGATTTCATTTGTAACATTGTTAACGTCTACGTTTAACAATGAGACCTGGATAGATATCTCAGACTGTTTTTTAAGCATTCCCTCATATTTTTTAATTTTTTTCTCAATTTCTTCACCTAAAACTGACTCAAGCGCAATTTTTGTATTTTTTAAAAGTGCAAGTGATTTCTTAACGCGCTCCTTTTGATNTTCTACAGTGTTTCTATCTCGATGAGAATCTCTAATAAACATGCATGACTGAAAAGCATCACCGCAAGGAACTTCTCCTAATTTTTTAACTGACTTCTTCTGCCTATTAAGCTCTCTCTTGTCTTGCTCAAACTGATGCTGAATCTCAACAACTGATCTTTCAAGATTTTTTTGAACCTCAATTTTAGACTCAAGGTAATCAATAGAAAAGTCAGATTTTACCATTTCTATTTTTCTATTTTTGTCTTTCATATGAGAAATTTTCTCATTTAGATCACGTTCTTTCTCTCTAAGGCTTTCTATATCATCGTTATATCTTTCAACAATTTCTCTTTGAATAGTGAACTCTCCCTCAGTTATAACATCGGGATTGTCAGATATAGCCAAGCGAATGTGAAGATCGCTCAAGATTCCTCTTTTGTCTTTGATAATCTTTTCAAGTCCATCTGTCTCTTCTTTGTTATTGATGATGTCAAATTTAAGGTTATCGATTTCTTCATCCCAGTCTATGTCAGGATATAGCTTAGCTTTATTTCTAATGTCTGACGACTTTAACTTTGCTATTTCATGCATCTTTTCAAAGATNCCCAGATCAAGAAATTTAGTTAAAATCATTTTTCTAGAAGTAGCACCTTCCTTTACAAAGGTATTCATCTCTCCTTGAGATGCTAGTGATGTCATTAAAAAATCATCAGACGTACCAATTAATCTTCTTAAAATCTTTTCAGTTTCTCTTCTTTGCTCCTCTGTTATATCTTCAGCTATATCTCCAGATGAATTCATTTTATGAAGACTCAAAGAGGTTGATGCATAAATCTCTCCTTTTCTTGTTTGATGTTTAACTGTAGATCTTATAACNCTATAGGGATCTCCGTTTAGATTTATATCAATAANAGCTCTAGCGCAATCTTTTCTATTATTAACAATATGAATATTTTTAATTGATCCTCGGTCAGTTGTGTTAAAAAGTCCATACATAAGTGACCCAACTATAGAAGACTTTCCCTTGGCATTTTTTCCAAAAATTCCTGTTATGCCAGGCAAGTTTTCAAAATTAATAATATTGTCATTACCATAGGCAAAAAGATTATCAAACCTTAATGAATTAATTTCCCATCTAGTGTTTCTTAATATTTCTTCTTCATTTGATATTTGTGACATGTAATTTTCTATAAGATCATCAAATTTTTCAAAATATTCATCATTTAGACCATTGCCTAAATAATATTCTCGAATTAATCTTTTATGAGTCTTAGAGACTCTAAGGTTTTCTTTATTAAACGTTCCTGATTCTATTTTTATCTTAGACGCATCAAATGAAGACTCAGACTTAAAGACAACTTCAGTTGCTTCCTTTTCTCTTTTAAGGTCATACTGAATCTGTTTACTATCTGCGTGACTTATAAC